TGCCGCACCCTGCGTCGAATACTTAAACGCAAGTTCACGGGTAGACATTAGCTATCACCCAATTTTCAGTGTCGGTCATACGTTGTTGCTCTGTTGTTTCGCCTTCCGGTTTTCTTCTTGCTGTTTTTGCGACTGACCCCACATGATAGCGAGGATCGACGTTCGGATTTTTGGCGGGAGGTTGTAAGGGTCGGGCGCACCGCCGAACTCCGACCACCAATTGTAGTAGATGGATACCGTTTCCATCCACGTTTCGCTAAACTCCCCGCTATGTGAACCGTAGCCATACTTACTGAAACTCCCGTATCGTCTCCTCCTCGGCCGTCGAGAAGTCGGCGATTTTGTCGGCCACCTCACCGACGATCTCTTTGACGAGTTCGTCCTGTCGATTGAGTTTCGTCGGTGACAACGGGAAGTTTTCGGGTGCGTCTACGACACCCTCACAGAACAGCGCGCGCTTGAGGGCGTCGGCGTCCACGTCCTGCTGAGGGCCGCTTCGGGTGTCCTTGACGGTCGTGTGTTCCTCGGCAATTTCGTCGACGTTGACCATCTGAAACTCGAATCGCCACAGGCCACCCTCGGGGAGGTGGGCGGTGTACTCCTTGGTCTTGTTGGCGAACGCTTGGGTTTGCTGTCGCCCCTCGTCGAAGGATAGTTCGCCCTGTGGGGCGTCCGGTTCTGCGTCGTCTGTCGTATCGTTGGATTTGGCTTCACTCATGGATTACAGTGGCGTTCGGATTTCAACCTCGAACTCGGTCGGCTGAAGCGTCATGGTCGTCTCTAAGCTGCCCTCCTCTTGGAACGGCATCGGGAAGTCAGCCACGGGCGTGTCGTTGCCGCGAATGATAATCCCGTCCGTAATCACGCCGCTGGATTCCTCGCGGACGAACGGAATCTCATAGTCGATGTTCGCCTCGTTGTTCGCGGCGCGTTCGTACAGCGATTTCCCGGTTGGTTTGATTTCGAGCGTTTGATCGGTGAATCGCTCGGCGTTGGTTTCCTCGCTCACCGAGTAGCCTTCGCGGCCCTCGGGGTTGTCGGCACTCTGTCGGCCGTGGTGGTTGACTTCCAAGCCGTTGTCGATGCCGAGTTCGCCACCCGTCACCGTGGCAATTTCCTCGTTCAGGCCTTGGTCGTTAGTGATGGTGACGACGCCCTGCATCTCACTTCGGAACGGCTGGAGTCCTTCGGGGAGATTCGTCGAATAGGAGTCAGCCGACACGGGATCGGCTTGGGACTGAGCCGTGAACGAAAAGTCCACGCTCAGGGGGTCGCCTTGCGACCACGAAAACGTCGCCGATGCTTTACAGCCGACATAGGCCGTCTGGAGGTTGGCGTCTGTCTGTCGGTGGAGTAGGGTGGCCGTTGGGAGCGGACGGTCTACGGTGAACGTCGCCGCCTCGTAGCCGTCCGTGCTGTTGGTCGTCGTGGTTCGATTTCCAAACGCCAGTTCCAGCGGAATCCGGTCGTCCACAGGGATGACCGTCGGATCAAACGAGTGTTCCCGTGGGTCTTGGCTGTTGATGTACGGCCCGCCCGAAACGCCGCCCGTTGAGAGTGGCGTGTGGGGATTCTCGTTGCTCGGGTCGAAGTCGTCGTTCGTATAGCCCAATTCATCGAAGTCGGCGATGTCGGTTTCTTCAGTATATTTCGTGTCTTCTATACTGAATAAAAGTACACCCCTCGATCCTAACAGATAGCGGTCGCTCGCGCTCATTCGTTCGCCTCCGAGATGTTTTCATACATCTCAATGGCCGCGGCTTGTGTGGGTGCCTCAACGCGCATAGTGGCTTCGCCGATAGTCCATTCAATTGCGTGCGTTCCGTCGCTCATCGATTCGCCTCCGGTTCGTTGATGTATCGTGGTATTTGGTTCATGATGTGTAAACCGTGCCGCTGATTGTCGTTTGGAAACTGTGCGTCTCGGGATCATCCGCGAAGTCTGCCGCTGTTGAACCGTCGATAGCGGCGTCCGTGAAGCCCCCTTCGCGTAGGGTGTCCTCTTGGTTTTGAATCACGAACTCCCGAACGCCGTCCTTAATACCGAACGTCTCGGTTGACGTGCGGCCCTCAACGGTGAGTAGGATCGACACCTCGGCCATGTGGAGTTCGTGGCGGTTGTCGAAACTCTGTGCCGAGATGGACGCTTCGCTCACAACGATATGCGGATACGAAACGGTGCTTTGGTTCGGGTACGACGTGACAACGAACTCAGATTCTTTGTCGTCGCGTGGACTCTTGGGGTCGGACAGCGACGTGTTGCTGTCGTCGGCCCATGCCTGTAGTTCGTCAGCCACGAGGTCGCGGATGATGTCGCGGGTTAATGTCCCGCTGGGGATCGTCGGATTGGATGTACTCACGAGGGATTATTCACCTCGATGGTGTGGGCGTGGCTACGGGCGACGGTGGTAAAAGTACACCTCGGCTTCTACGCTTCGGGTTGCACCGGCATATTTTCAAACGTCCGGTGACACGTCGGGCAGAGAGTAATCAGGTTCTCTAAGTCGTTGCCGAGTTCGTACCATTCCGGTTCATCGTATCGCTCCTTGAAGAACCGTATTTTCAGCCGGTGGTGAACGTGTGGGTTCCTACCGATGTCGTCACTGTCACGGCCACAACGGCGGCACTGGTAGTCGTCTCGCTCAAGAGCCTTTTCGCGTTGGTCGATCCAATTCGGCCCACGCCATTCGACGTGACCGCCTTGGTACTGTGGGTGGTTCTCGCCGCTGTATTCACGTTTCATTTGCTTAGTCCTACACTCTTGCGAACAGTTCCGGCGGTATTCTGCGACAGCTGGTATCACGTTAAACGGCGACCCGCATTCTTCACACTCAAGCGTAACGCGGTCGTATTGGTGATGGTTTTCGCCGTGTTGATTCTCGCTCATCCATTGAGAATAGCAGTCTTTCGAGCAGAACCGCCGCTCACAACGTTCGTTGTCGTGGTTGGTCGTTTGGAACTCGTCGCCGCACTGTGCGCATTCAGCCGTGATGTCTTTCCATAGCGGGCTGTTCTCTCCGCTCTTGTTTTTTGCCCGCCACGCGCCCATGCACTCTTGAGAACAGAACCGAGCAGTGTCCTTACGGGCGCGCTTTACCTCAAAGTCGTCGCCACAGTGTTCACACTCAAGTTCTACGCTACCACTTCGATGGACACGGCTCCGATGAACTTTCATACCGTGTTCGTTTTTGAACGTATCGCCGCAGTCAGGGCATTCTGCCATATATATACATGGTCATAGAAGGTAATAGTCCTAACGGCTTCGGTCTATTACTATTCTTCAAGTCGCCGTTCTACAGATTCGATATAGTCATCTTCGACACGCTTCCATGCTCGGCGACCGCCCATGACGGGTTCAATCCCGTTTTCGGCGATGGACTTTCGCACTAAGTAGCTCACTGAATCAAATTCTTCATCACCACGGTTCGGCATCCCTGCTTGCCTATTCATCCAGTCCTTTATCGGCTTTTCCGGTGGCATTTTTGCACCGGGCCGTCTACCAAACTCTGATATGAGTAGTTGGATCACGTCGCCACCGATGGTGTAGGTCGTCGCACCTTCTCGCTGTGGTTTGATGGTGATGTCGTTGATGGACTCCCCAGTGTCTTGCCACCCCGCATCAATCAGGATGTCCTGCCATTCGTTTTTGAACTTGAGCGCGAGCGAAAACACCTCTTCCTCGGCGATCTGTTGGATTTGGCTATCGGTGTCGAGTTCCGCGAAGTCCTCGCCATCGTACGACCCCGGCATTAGTCTGCATCCTCCGGTTCGGGCATACAGCCCATTTCATGCAGTTTTACCAGCACTTCTTTGAACGCAAGATACTTGACGAACATCGTTTCGTCGTCTTCGCGTTCATTGTGTTTTCGCATCGATTCGTCTCGTTGTTCTTCAAGCCACTGCCGTAGGAGTCGAAAGTTCTGACTCTCTTTCGCGGCCGATTCGAACCCGTCAAGGAACGCTCGGCGTTGGGCTTGCACGTAGTCGTCGGCTTGCTGTTCTCTCCATTCCTTGTATGCGTCACCGTGTAGGTCGCGGTATGAGTCGCTCATAGTTTCTTCTCAAGCCAGTATCGCAGCCGATCAAGTCGTGGCTGTTCTTGGTGACGTTGGCAAAACGTACACTCGTTGTGGGGTGGGCAATGCGACAACCGCGCGGTGTCTTCATGCAACCACGCCCAGTATTTTCGGCCGATCCAACTAACGCGGATTCGATACGGCAAGGCCCACCGGATTTTTTTGTAAATGCTGTCTCGCTTATTTCTGTAGTGGTCGCTTTTTAGTTCGTCGCTCATCGGTTCGC